TATCTTCCAGGGTATGCAAAATCACACGGCTGACTCAATCAAATCGCTGGAAGGTTACGACCGGGCGTGGGTTGAGGAAGCTCAAAGCTTGAGCCAGCGCAGCCTTGACCTGCTTCGTCCGACCATACGCAAGCCTGGGTCTGAGCTTTGGTTCACATGGAACCCAAGTCAGGCTAGTGATCCGGTTGATCATTTATTGCGTGGCCCAACGCCACCCCCTGATTCTGTGATTCTGCCCGTCAATTACGATGACAATCCGTGGTTTCCTGAAGTGTTGCGCGCTGAAATGGAGTACGACAGGCGGCGCGACCCGGACAAGTACGCGCATGTCTGGCTCGGTGGATACCTGCAAAACAGCACAAGCCGGGTGTTTAGCAACTGGCGAATCGAAGAGTTTGACGCACCGAAAGACGCAGTGCATCGGCTTGGCGCTGACTGGGGGTTTGCCAGCGACCCGACAGTGCTGGTGCGCTGCCACATTGCTGGGCGTACGTTGTACATCGACCACGAGGCTTACATGGTCGGTTGTGAGATCGTGAATACACCCGATCTGTTTATGACGGTGCCAGAATCTGAAAAGTGGCCTATGGTGGCAGATAGCTCACGCCCTGAGACAATCTCTCACATGCGCTCGCATGGTTTTCCGAAGATCATGTCAGCAGTAAAAGGGGCAAAATCTGTTGAAGAGGGTATAGAATGGCTCAAGAGCTTTGATATTGTTGTGCATCCTAGATGCAAACACACGATTGATGAATTGACGCTGTATAGTTACAAAACAGACAATTTGACTGGTAAAGTCTTGCCTATACTTGAAGATAAAAGCAATCACGTTATTGATGCTTTAAGATATGCCTGCGAAAGCGTAAGGCGTGCCCAGCCTGATAAGAAACAAAGCTTTATTCCATTGCCAACAATCAACCGCTGGGGCGACAATACGCGCAGGCATTAAGGAAAAACACATGGCTCGAATCTCAAAAGACCAGTACCTTGCAAACCTGCACGCCGAGGCGCTGGCAGAGTTCGATAACATTCAATCTGCATTGCGCGATGAACGCCTGCAATGCCTGCAAGATCGGCGCTTTTACTCACTGGCCGGCGCGCAGTGGGAAGGCCCGCTTTGGGATCAGTACGAAAACAAGCCAAAGTTTGAGGTCAATAAGATTCACCTGGCCGTCATTCGCATCATCAACGAGTATCGGAATAATCGCGTTTCGGTGTCGTTCGTGAGCAAAGAAGGCGACGAATACGACAGCCTAGCAGATACCTGCGCCGGTCTTTATCGGGCCGATGAGCAGGACAGCGTGGCCGATGAAGCATACGACAATGCCTTTGAGGAGGCTGTCGGCGGTGGCTTTGGCGCGTGGCGCTTGCGTACCGAGTATCAGGATGATGAAGATCCAGATGATGACCGCCAGCGTATTTGCATCGAGCCGATTTTCGATGCAGATTCGTCCGTGTTCTTTGATCTTGAAGCCAAACGCCAAGACAAGTCTGACGCTAAAAAATGCTTCGTCATTACCTCGATGACGCGTGATGCGTATAAGGCGACGTGGGGCGATGATCCTACTAGCTGGCCGAAGATCGTGCATCAATCCGAATTTGACTGGTGCACACCAGACGTGGTGTATGTCGCTGAGTATTACCGCGTCGAGGAAAAAAGCGAGACGGTTCGCATCTTCCGCACGATCTCGGGAGACGAAGAGCGTTACAGCCAAGCTGATTTTGACGAGGACGAAGAGCTTGATGAGCGTCTTGTTGCCATTGGCTCAACCGAGGTTCGTTCTAAAAAGTACAAGGTAAAGCGCGTTCGTAAGTACATCATGAGCGGCGGAAAGATCCTTGAGGATTGCGGATACATGGCAGGCAAGTGCATTCCCATTGTGCCTGTCTATGGAAAACGCTGGTTTGTGGATAACGTAGAGCGTTGCATGGGCCATGTGAGACTGGCGAAAGATGCCCAGCGGCTCAAGAACATGCAGCTATCAAAGCTTGGCGAGATCAGCGCATTGTCGAGCGTTGAGAAGCCTATCCTCACGCCTGAGCAAGTGGCAGGCCACCAGATGATGTGGGCAGAAGATAACCTTAAGGATTATCCGTACCTGCTTATCAACCCGATCACCGATGCCAATGGCAATATGACCGTTGGCGGACCTGTTGCTTACACCAAGCCGCCACAAATACCGCCAGCATTGGCGGGTTTGCTGCAAGTCACTGAACAGGACATGCAAGACATTCTCGGCAGTTCGCAGCAGGCCGACAAGATGGTGAGCAACATTAGCGGTAAAGCCGTGGAGATGATTCAGCAGCGGTTGGACATGCAAGCGTTTATCTACATGTCGAACTATGCCAAAGCCGTCAAACGCAGCGGTGAGATTTGGCTGTCGATGGCGAAAGAAATATACGGCGAAGAAAAGCGCAAGATGAAAGCCGTTTCCGAAGGTGGAGAGGTGTCGGCAATCGAGCTTTTGAAGCCCACTATCAACGAAGAGTCTGGCGAGATTGAGCTTGAGAATGACATGAGCGAGGCCGCGTTTGACGTGGCCGTAGAGGTTGGGCCGTCAAGCGCCAGCAAGCGTGCTGCTACGGTGCGTTCGCTCACTGGAATGTTGGCGATCAGCGATGATCCAGAAACCAAGCAAGTGCTGCAAGCAATGGCGATGATGAACATGGAAGGCGAAGGCATCAGCGACGTTCGTAAATTCTTCCGCAAGCGACTTGTTCGCATGGGCGTGATCGATCCGACTCCGCAAGAGGCTGAAGAAATGGCTGTGATGATGCAGGGCCAGCAGCAAGACCCGAATGCGGTATTCCTGCAAGCTGCTGCTGAGGAAGCTACTGCAAAAGCTGCCAAGGCTCGGGCCGATACCGTTAAGACGGTGGCCGATGCTGAGTTGAGCCGCGCCCGGACTGTGGAGACGCTGGCTAAAGTTGATATGGATTCGCAAGATCACGCGATTAACATGGCGCGTGAGATTGGCGGCGCTATTGCAGGACAAGTGCAACCGCTGCAATGATTTTTAGCGGCATCCACCCAGCCGCTTAAATGGGTGAGTTAAACGGGGGCTTTATGGTTCAAACGGCAGTGATGGATGAACAGGTCGAAATCGAGGAAGTCGAACAGCAGGAAGGCGAAGAACATCAGGATGAGCAAGTTGGCGATGAGAACGAATCCGTCGCAAACCAGAATGATGAACAGCCCGAAGAGCAGGCCGACGAACAAGACGAGATCGTTGTATCTATCGGTGAGGAATCGCCACCTCAGGAAGAAGAAACTCGTGCGCCTGAATGGGTTCGTGAGCTGCGGAAAGCAAACAGGGAAAAAGAGCGTCGTATTAAAGAGCTTGAGGCAAAGCTAACCCAGACAACTGAGACAAAGCCGGTTTCGCTGGGGCAAAAGCCTACGCTTGAATCTTTTGATTACGACTCTGACAAGTACGAAAGCGCGTTGTCTGACTGGTACGACCGCAAGCGAGAAGTTGATCTGCAAACAGAGAAGCAACGGCAAGCAGAGCAAGCGCAGCAGAAAGATTGGCAGGAAACGCTGGAAGCTTATGGCAAGGCGAAAGCCTCGCTAAAGGTGCGTGATTTTGAGGACGCTGAAGCTACGGCCCAAGAGACTCTCGACATTACGCAGCAGGGCATCATCGTGCAAGGGGCTGAAAACCCCGCCTTGGTTGTTTATGCGCTCGGCAAAAACCCTAAAAAGGTGAAAGAGCTTTCTTCGATTAAAGACCCCGTGAAGTTTGCCTTCGCGGTAGCAAAACTGGAGACTCAGTTGAAAGTTAGCAATCGCAAGGCGGCCCCGCCGCCAGAAAAAGTGGTCAAAGGTACTGGCCGCGTTTCAGGATCGGTGGACTCAACCCTTGAACGGCTGCGTGAAGAAGCTGCGAAGTCTGGTGATATGAGCAAGGTTATCGCCTACAAGCGGCAGATGCGCGCAAAACAAAACTAATTTAGTACTAATTTAGGAGTTTTTATCATGGCTAATGCCTTTAGCAAAGAAGAACGCGTTGCGTTTGAAGATATTCTGGAAGGTTTCCAAGACGCACTTGTGCTGTCCCGTAATGTGGCTGTCTATAACACCGACAGCACCATGATGGAGCGGACTGACAACGTCCTGTGGCGTCCCCAGCCTTACATCAGCCAATCGATTTCCGCAGCCCCTGGTGTGGACATCAGCGCGCAATACAAGAACTACACCCAGTTGGCTGTCCCGGCCACCCTTGGTTACAGCCAGTCTGTACCTTGGACGCTGAACGCTTTCGAACTGCGCGATGCGCTGCAAGAAGGTCGATTGGGCGATTCCGCCAAGCAGAAGCTTGCTTCCGACATTAACGTTGCGATCATGAACGTCGCTGCTGCTCAGGGAACCCTCGTGGTGGATCGTCCCCTGGCTGCAACTGGCTTTGATGATGTGGCGCAGTGCGAAGCCATCATGAACGAACAGGGCGTGCCGTCTTATGACCGTTACCTTGCTCTCTCTACCCGTGATTACAACGGCATGGCGTCTAACCTTGGCAATCGCCAGTTCCTCGGCGCTGGCAAGACCTTGACCGCATACGAACGCGCTTATGTTGGCATGGTGGCGTCTTTTGACACCTATAAGCTTGACTACGCCAACCGCATCACCGCTGCCGCTGGTTCCGGTATCACGATCAACACCGCCAACGGTTCGCAGGAATACACCCCTTCTGCCACTACGAACTCTGTGGCTGGCGTGCTGAACGTTGATAACCGCTTCCAGACCGTTACCGTGTCTAGCACCACTGGCGTGGTCGCTGGCGATGCCTTCACCATTGACGGTGTGAATGCTGTTCATCACATCACCAAGGGCGACACCGGCCAGCTCAAGACCTTCCGCGTGATCTCGGTCAATACTCCCACCACCATGACCATCAGCCCGCCGATCATCGCGGCTGCTACTACGCCGACCGATGCTGATTACCAGTATCAGAACTGCGTGATTACCGCTGGCGACAGCACAGCTAACATCAACTTCCTTAACATCGTTGGTGCTCCTATCAACGTGTTCTGGCAGAAAGATGCGCTGGAAATCCTGCCTGGTCGTTACGCTGTTCCGGCTGATGCTGGCACCGCTGTGATGCGTGCTGCTACCGATCAGGGTATCGAGCTGGTGATGCAGAAGTGGTACGACATCAACACCATGACTACCAAGTATCGTTTGGACACGCTGTTCGGTGTTGTGAATAAGCAGCCCGAAATGTCCGGCATCATGTTGTTTGGTCAGACCGCTCCGTAATTGAGGTGATGTAACGGAAAGGGGCCTCGGCCCCTTTCTCATTTAAAGGGTAAAATATGCCTCTGAAAAAAGGTTATTCGCAAAAGACAATCTCAGCTAACATTAGCAAAGAGATAAAAAGCGGAATGCCTCAAAAACAAGCTGTTGCAGTGGCTCTTAGCGTTGCGCGAAAAGCTGCTAAAACTGCTGGCAAACCTGCTAAGGCACCGGCTAAAAAAGGTAAAAAATGATTCAATTCCCAACCATCGTTTATAAAAGCCCCGGCAGTCGTCGTAATGCTCACGGGACTTATGATTATGTCGGCGTCAAAACTCAGGAAGAGTTTGACCGGCGTATCGCTGATGGTTGGCACCCCTCGCAGGCGGCGTCGTTCGCTTCCCTCAAGCAACCTCACCCTCCCGAGGTTACTTCGTCGCCTGCACCTATTCTTGATGCTCAGCCTACTCGCGCTGAGCTTGAACAAAAAGCCGTTGCGCTCGGTTTGAAGTTTGACGGTCGCACGACAGACAAAAAACTTTTTGAGCGCATTGAACAGGCTCTAGGTGGGTGACTATGGGATATAGCAAACGCCAATTTGTGACGGCCGCGCTTGAGGAAATCGGCATTGCGTCCTATAGCTTTGACGTATCGCCTGAGCAACTTGAAAGCGCGTTGCGTCGCCTTGATTCCATGATTGCAGACTGGAACGGCAAGGGCATTCGATTAGCGTATCCGCTGCCTTCAAGCCCACAGTTCAGCGACATTGATGCAGAGTCAGAAGTGCCTGACAGCGCGAATGAGGCGATCATCACCAATCTTGCAATCAGGATTGCGCCTAGTTATGGAAAGCAGTTGATGGTCGAAACCAAGACCACTGCGCGTGATGCCTACCAAACGCTTTTAAACCGGGCCACGCTGCCACCGCAGCAACAGTTGCCGGGGTCTATGCCTTCCGGGGCTGGAAACAAGCCGTGGCGTGTTTATGACGATCCGTTCCTTCGCCAGCCCGTTGATCCTGTGCTTACCGGACAGGATGGCCCACTTAATATCTGGGGTTAATTATGCCGACAATCAATCAACTGCCTTCGCTTGCCAACGTATCTGCTGGCGATCAGATTCCCGTCTATACGCCTAGCAATGGGGACGCTCGGCGCATGTCTATCAGCGCCTTGCTGACTTACTTTCAACAGAGCTTTGCCAGCCCCACCTTGGCAACGAATCTGTACGTACCGGCCACTGGCTTTAATCAGACGGTTCCGACTCCGGTGGCGCAGCAGCAATGGATGTTGTTGCAGCCTGCCGGTACGCTTGCCACTGGCACGATTACTTTCCCGCTGAATACTGGCGTGGCTGATGGCACCGAAGTTCTGATTACCAGCACTCAAACAATTACAACTTTCGCACTTGCTGCAAATGGAGCGTCTAACATTTATGGCGCTGTTACCACCATTGCAGCTGGCGGTTTCGTTCGCTATCGATTTTATCAGCCGACTAACTCTTGGTATCGCATCGTTTAAAGATGCCAACAAAAGACCCTCGACTAACTCGCGCTGGCGTTGAAGGCTATAACAAGCCTAAGCGAACGCCTTCGCATCCTACAAAATCGCATGTAGTGGTGGCAAAAGAAGGCGATAAGATCAAGACTGTTCGATTCGGGCAGCAAGGCGTTAGTGGCTCACCAAAGCGTGAAAATGAGACACAAGCAGACAAAGCGCGGCGTGAGTCGTTCAAAGCTCGGCACTCCGAGAACATTGCCAAGGGCAAGATGAGTGCGGCGTATTGGGCTGATAAGGTGAAATGGTGAAAAAGAAACCTGTCTGGGAAAAAATCCGTCCGAAGTCAGAAGGAAAGCCTGAGCCGCTGACCAAGAAACAAAAGGCCAGTGCGATTTCCTCCGCAAAGAAAGCAGGGCGACCGTATCCAAACCTGGTTGATAACATGCGTGCTGCACGCAAAAAGTAAAGCGCCATGCAAATCCAAATTCTCAGCGGCATTTACACTGACAGCGGCCCAGACCTTCGCACGTCTTACCCGGTGAATCTTTTTCCTGTGCCTAAAAACTCAGGGGTTAGCGCCGGGTTTCTACGCCCTGCTGATGGAATCGTTGCAAATGGCACTGGCCCCGGCATTGATCGAGGCGGAATCAATTGGCAGGGCGTGTGCTATCGCGTCATGGGCACATCACTGGTGAGTGTTGCTAGCAATGGAACAGTAACGACGCTTGGAGATGTTGGCAGTGGCGATCTGGTGACGTTTGATTACAGTTTCGACCGGCTGGCTATCGCATCAGGCGGGCGTCTGTATTACTGGAACGGCACCACGCTTACGCAAGTGACAGACCCAGACATTGGCACCGTTATTGATGTGGTGTGGGTTGATGGCTACTTCATGACCACTGACGGCGAGTTCCTGATAGTCACTGAATTGAGCGATCCGACTCAGGTCAATCCGCTCAAGTATGGATCGTCCGAGGTTGATCCTGACCCCGTTGTAGCGCTTCTTAAGTTGCGTAATGAAATTTACGCGCTAAACAGAAACACGATTGAAGTATTCGACAACGTTGGTGGTGATTTCTTCCCATTCCAGCGTATCGACGGCGCGCAGATTCAAAAGGGTGTTATCGGTACTCATGCCTGCTGCGTGTATGTTGATGCAATCGCGTTTATTGGCAGCGGTAGAAACGAGTCACCTGGAATTTATCTTGGCGCAAACGCATCAACCACCAAGATCAGCACGCAAGAAATTGACGATATTCTTCTCGGATATACAGAGGATCAGCTTGCCGATGTAAAGCTAGAGACACGCAACGACAAAGCGCATCAACATCTTTACATACACCTGCCAGACCGCACGATTGTCTATGATGCCGCAGCGTCGCAAGAGCTAAATCAGCAAGTCTGGTTCGTGCTAAGCACTTCCACGATAGACTTTTCACAGTATCGAGCTAAAAATCTTGTGTGGGCCTATGACAAGTGGCTCGTGGGCGACCCTCAATCGTCAAGCGTTGGCTATCTGGTACAGGATACGGGCAATCATTGGGGCCAGATCGTTCGCTGGGAGTTTGGCACGCTCATTGTTTATAACGAAGGCAAGGGCGCACTCTTCAACGAGCTTGAGCTTGTGTCTCTCACCGGGCGTGTGGCGCTTGGTATCAACCCAATTATCACTACTAGCTACTCGCTAGATGGCGTGGTGTGGGGTCAAGATAGGCCGATCAGAGTCGGCACTACCGGAGAGACACAGAAGCGCCTTGTATGGTTCAAAAACGGGAATATGGGAAACTGGCGCATCCAGCGTTTTCGTGGCGACAGTCAGGCGCACCTGTCTTTTGCTAGACTTGAGGCTCAACTTGAGCCGCTGGCGTACTGATGGCAAACAAACTAAAACTTACCCGAGATCAGCTTGCGTCATTCCTTAAAGATGCAGAGCAGATTAAGCAATTTGAGCAGCTTTTTGCGCTTGCTGATTCTATTGCGCCTGACGTTGTAAATGAAATCAACATCAACGCCGGTAATGCTCAGGCATCGGCTAATGATGCACTCGCGCAGCTTCAAAGGCTGGCGGACGCGTTTGAGCTTGTTGAAACGCCGCCACCGATAGAACACAACAATTCAGTCCAAACTGATTATGTAGATATCAACCCGCTTGCTCCGACACCTGTTGAAAAAGTTGGGCGTCTTTATTGGAGCAAAGACGACGCAACGCTTGAGTTTGGTTTAGAAGGCGGCGTTACAGGGCAGATTTGCCAGCAGCTTGATTTTCACCCAAAGAACACCGGCGCTACGCAGATCAATAAAGGCATGGCGGTAATGGCGACCGGCGTAATTGGAAGTAGCACAAAGATTACTTGCGCGCGCGCTGTGGCAGATGGAAGCGTTCTTGCACAGTACATGCTGGGTATCGCGGCACAAAACATTCCGGTAAATAGTTTTGGTTATGTTGTCTGGTTCGGCAGCGTGCGCGGATTCAATACGACCGGCGCAAACAAGACTGTTCCTGAAGTTTGGGTTGATGGAGATATTTTATATTTTGACCCAAACTATCCAGGCGAGCTAACCAAAATTCAACCAAGCGCACCAGACTTGGATTTGCCGATTGCAATTGTTACAAAGGCTGCCAACAACGGCGCAATTTTCGTCCGAATGAAAACGGGCGAATCAATGAACGAATTGCACGATGTAAGCACAGCAACTGCGACAAATGGTGACTTGCTTCAGTATTACGGCGCGGGGCCATATTGGAGAAACGTCGCCCCTTCGACGGTTTCTGTTGGCACTGCCACCAACTTGGCAGGCGGCGCTGCTGGATCGGTTCCGTATCAATCAGGCGCAAGCACTACGACATTCCTAAGCATCGGCACTGCGGCCCAAGTGTTGCAAGTCAATGCTGGCGCCACCTCCCCCGAGTGGGTATCCAGCACCGGCACTGGCAATGTGGTGCGAGCGACCAGCCCGACGCTGGTAACCCCACTTCTAGGCACCCCGACTAGCGGCACATTGACGAGCTGCACTGGACTGCCGCTCACGACCGGCGTAACTGGCGTGCTGCCAGTCGCCAACGGCGGCACAAATGCCAGCACAGCCAGCATCACAAGTTTCAACAACATTACCGGCTACACCGCCACAGGCGCAACAGGCACCACAAGCACAAATCTGGTGTTTTCTGGCAGCCCGACGATTGCTACGCCGACGATCACCACTTCTGCAACTGTTCCGCTTGTGATTGGCGGGACCGGCACGACCAGCACGCTGACGCTGCGCTCCACCTCAGGCGTGGGCACCACCGGCTCAGACATTATTTTCCAGACCGGAAATAACGGTTCAACGGAAGTAATGCGGATTATCAATAGCGGAAACTTGGGTATTGCGGTTACATCGCCAGCTTACCGAGTTGATATAGACACATCAAACGCAGGCGGAAATATATTGCGA